ATTGTTCTGCTTTTACTTTTGGTAGATTACCAACATCAATATAGAATATTCTTCTCTCTGGTGCCCGTGATAAACGGTAAATCACCAAAGAGTCTTCCATCATCCTTAGTTGGTTGACAGGTTTGATTGCTTTATGAAGATATGATAACACTCTACCACTATTGCCATCAATCACACCAGATGTGACATAGGAGATAGCGTCTGGATGAATTTGAATGCCTTGATTGGCCCCTGTAGAACCTAGACCTTTTTCGTTGTAAAGAAAAAACTCATTAATCTTTTTAATCTTGTCAACGCCAGTCTTTACATCTTTTTCTTTTTCAATCTTTCTTACTTTTTTAATTTTAGTGGCATCAATATATCTAAGTTCAGTTATTCCTTTTTTGGGATTTTTTTGGTCAATAATTTTATGATAATAGATGCGTCCATCAACATACCACCTACGAAAAATATCATGACCTTTCTGGTCAAACTTGAGAAGTCGTAACACCTCATCAAATTCATCGGTGATTGCTCTTTTAATTTTGCTTGAATATGGTATATTGTCTAAAACGATTTGGACAGAAATATCTCTTTCGTTTGCGACGATGCCCTCGTTTATGATATCTTCTATGGCAGTATCACACTCTGATTGTTGAGCGATATCTCTATACCGTCGAATTAAATCTAGATCAGTTCTTTCTTTTCCATCAGTGTTTAGATAAGAACTGAAAAACCCGCCACCGGCAATATCTATCGCACCATCATCAGAGGTTGGGGCGGTAAAAGATGTACCGCCCTCCTCTTTAGATTTGGTTATCTTATATCCAAAAAGTTCAGCCATGATAACTCCTACTAATTCTTATATTTAGTAGGTTTAATATTAGAAGTTCACAGCAGAGGCTTCAAAGTGTTGATATCTCCATGTACATACAAATTCTTCAATTGCATCAGCAGACCCCGCATCCAATGCAATTGATGAGATAGAAGTTGGCCATGCACTTCTGAAAATATATGTTTTCAAAATTGTATCATCTCTGTCCAGTTGGTCAACTGTTAAATCTGTCTGATAATCAGCGGCAGCCACCACACCAGTCGCTTCTGCAAGGTCATTAATACCGTTTGACCATAATTCTAATGAGGTTCTAAGAGCAAAATCAGTGTCATTCAAAAATGTCGTTGACCACTCTTCCTCAAAAGTACGGTCACCAGCAACGTAAATACTCCTACCACGAAACGGAACTGCGATTGCCGGAAGGGTGAAAGCTGGCAGATTTGATGCTCTACACAAGAATGATGCTCTACGAACATCTAGTCCTGTAGCAATACCAGACGGTGGCGTGATTGTGACCCTAAATTGGTTTGCTCTTGCACCACCACCGATAAGTTGTGCTTTGAAGTCGTCTATTTGTGCCATGTGAAGTTACTCCCTAAAAATTAAAAGCTTCCAACTACTTCTGAGAATTCCACACCAGTGCGAACTGCTACGAAATTGAGTGTGATAAAGTTAATTGACCTTGCTGGTTTAATAAAGATATCACCAATAAACTCATTCCTATCTATAACCTCACCAGTGTTGTTCGTATCATCACAGACCACTTTGAAATCAAAGATACCTCTACGACCTTGAACATCTCTCAAGAAAGGCTCAACCAAGTTTCTAAACTGCGCTCTTGTAAATTCATCGTTGAACTCAAAGAGTTGGAACTTAGCGGCGGTTGCAATCGCTTTCTCTAGAACCAAGAACAGTCGTCTTACGTTAATTCTATCGAACGCACTTGGTTTTGCGAGTGCCGTTTTATCACCAAACAAAGTAACACCTTGGCCTGGGAAATCAACAACAGGATTAATTCTTGCTCTGTAAAGTTGATCTCTTTCAGATTTCTTTGGCGAATACGACAGTTTAATTGCACCTCTGACAAGGCCTCGATTTAGACCAGCCGGTGAGAACCAAGGATCAGCAACATTGTCTGTGTAAGCACAAAGTCCTCCCGTGTCACCATTCAGAGGAACGAAACGGAACACATCATTGTATTTGTCATACATGTATTTGTATCCACTATCGAATACAACGTATGAAGACGATGGGCAAAGGTCAAACGCTTCAACAACATTTTCTGTGGCTGTATTTGAACTTGCGACACCGACTGTTGCTGCCCGATATGGAGAAACAAACGCAACACAGTCTCTTCTTTCATCAACCAAGGCTGTAAGCATAGTAACATGCGTATCTTGTGAGGAAGCAGTGTTACCAGCACCGCCACCTTGTCCACCAAGAATGAGGTTTACATCAACTGTTTCCACATCTGAAAATTCATCGTACCCGATTTGAAGTTCACCGGCTGTTAGAGCATAATCGTCAGTGCCGTTCTTCAAAATTGTATTTGTTGGTGTGTCTAGTGCAACATATGAAGTCGCTCCAGTTTCACCTTGAACTCTACCACCAGCGTCATTTTGTGCGTTATTTGTGCCATCCAAAAGAATGTTATCGCCAGCATCTGTTCCAGCACCATCTGAGCCACCATCTTCCATTACAATGAATGTCTCTTGTCCATCAAAATCTGTGCCCCAGTTTTCACCGGCAGTATTATGGTCCATCCAATATACAAAATTTGAGGACCTAAAAATCTTATCCGCATAGTAAATGCTATCACCTTGTGGTGACTTCGCACTTGGGTTTTTAGACAAATTTGCGAAAGTTTCTAGAATACCATTTGTTCTGTTTCCATTTGAAGTTACAGAGAAACCACTTATTTCTCCAAGAAAATCAAACACAACAATGTGTATTTCATCTTCAGTGCCTCTCTGATTTTCAGTTGCATACTCTGATGTGCCTGGAGCCGCAGCGAAGAGGTCATAAAATCTCCAACGGCGACGAACTTGGGCACCAGAGCTAACTTGTGTTTGAAGACCAGCACCAACAGGATCATCCTTGAGTTTAATTGTGATTGTGCCCTCATCAACAGAAACCGCTGTGACTTGATATTCAAATCCTAGTGTTTCACCAAAGTTGACGATATCATGGACATTGAAACCAGCGGCCGATGTTAAGTTAATAACAGTCGCACCTTTAGATTCTGTTTCAGTTGTTGTGGTTTTATTCAATTCCTCATAAGCTGTCGCTGTAGCACAGATAGAAACACCAATACTATTCCCATGCTCTCCCGCTGTTCTAGCAGCCCATTCACCGACTGAACCTTGTCCATCTTGGAAGGAGTCTTGATAATGGTCATCGTCTCTGATAATGAAAGACGAACCAGATGCAACCGCATTAGTAATACCAGACTCACAACGAACAACGCTTAATTGGTCTGAATATTGAAGAAAGTTAACAGCGGTAAAAAATGTTTCAAACTGATTGCCACTATTTTGGGGTTGACCAAAAATTTTTACTAGTTCTTCCTCACTGCCCACTCTAACAATAGAGCCAACTGGACCTTTTTCAAATGCACCAGCAATAGCACCAATTGTTGTTGGAACCGCTGGAACGATACCTGTAAGATCAATTTCTCTTACATGAACGCCGGGAGATACAAGGAAACTCATGTCTTTACTCCTATATTAGACTTCAAAATAGAAAACTTGAAGTCCATGTTATTTGAGAATATTTATAATAATGAGTTTTCTAAAACACTGTATTTATAAATGTTATAACTTATAAATAATATCATGAACGAACACTATGAAAAATATAAAGAGACAATCAAAAAGGTTGCTCGTAGAAACTATCGCAAAAGGATTGTTCTGCTAAATGATTTTCTTGCAGACAAATCTTGCGCTCACTGTGGTGAAAGTGAAACCATATGCTTAAAATTTCATCCACATGACTCTGAAATCCGTAAATTGACTAAGAGAATGGGCACTAACAATGAGAGTAGAAAAGAAATATTTCACTTGATAGGTGAGTCAAAAATCCTCTGTTCAAACTGCTTTATTAAAGTAGATAACGATTTGATTGAATTTATATAGTTACCAGTTTGTGTTATAGTCTCTAACCACAGTTGTCCATCGGGTTCCATATTCATCGACCTCATCATCAATGGGGTCATCAATCCCATTCACTATAAAACCAAAAGGAGCCATATCTTGCTCTAGTGCATCTTGTTGTTCTTTCATCATAGTCATTCGTATATCATTATCTGTGAGTTCTTTGAAATAAGTTTGATCTGTAGCCCAACCAAACATAAACATGCAAGCAACTAAATCATCGTTACACCCGTCATCGGCTGCATAAGATGAACCTTTGATAATAAATGTTGATAATTCGTTTACACAATCATAATCCTCTATGATAAGTTTATTATCCTCAATCAGTTGTTTGAGATTTGAGCATCCAACTTTCTTGACTGCTTTTGTTGTTCTCACTCCCAATTGCGCTCTACCCCCAGAGAAGCCCGCTCCAAGTATCTGGCCCGCTCTGCCACGCATGGAAGCCATAACTAGGTTGTCATACTCCAAGTCAAACTGTAAAGTGTTTGCAACTTGTTCTCCAATATCATTCACCTCAACCATCACATATGCTTCATTGTACGCTTTGGCAACCTCATGTATTTTAGTTGGAAACAACAGTGGTTTTATCTCATTATCTCTAAATTTTGCGACAACCCTATATGGTATCTCTGTAATATCAAATACCATAAACGCAGAATAGTCATTTGCAGTTCCTCTTGACACATCAGCGGTTAGCATGTATATACGGTCTTTTTCTGGCCGAACATGAACGTCTATTCCGGCATGTGAGTGAATGGGTGTTCTATATGTCAATTGTTTTAATTTTATTGGACTTACCAAAGTGTCGATAGAACCTAGAAACTCACACTCAAACTCTGAATTGAACTGTGACTCAGAGGTGTTTCGTATAGTCTCCTTTTTCCACTCCTCATCTCTGCCTGGCACTTCACTCCAATGAACCTCAATTGGAATATAATCGTTTCTTTTTTCTTGTGCGTCCACCCATATTTTATAGAACATGTTCATACCGTGTGGTGTAGATACAATGATAACTTTTGTGCTTTGACCAGAGGTGATTGTTGGGTAAACAGAAGCAAAGAACTGTTCTGCAACATTCGATGGGACAAAAGCAAACTCGTCTAAGAAAATAATATTGTATGAACCCCCTCGAATAGCACTTGAAGATGTAGCAGCCGCTATGATCTTACTACCATTCTCTAACTCTATGTTACCTTTGTTCCATGCTATGATGCCCTGTTGCATCCACTTTGGAAGATTTTCATATGCAAGTTGTAAACGACTTAGGATATCTCTTGCAGTTGACGATTTGTTTGCAAGAACAGCAATGTTGACATTTTGATTGAACAACGCATAGTGCAAAAGATAACTAATAATAGTGGTGGATTTACCAGACTGTCTAGGTAACTTAAAAATAGAAAACCTGTTATCATGCATAGTCGAAACCATGCCCTTCTGAAAGTCATACATCTCAAATGGCACAAGGCCCTCATCTAGTGAGACAATCTGCACATAGTTCTCAATAAAATAAATAGGGTCTTGGGCACACTTATGATACTCTTTGATATCATCTTTTGTGAACTCTACTACGGTATTTGTCTTTTTTAGATTTGGGTTACCCAAATATTGATTTTTGTCTGACATGCTAATATTTAGTCTGAAACTCATACAGAGTTACAAATCTAGACGAGTCACTCTTTTGATTATTTAATTTATGTTCAATGTACTTTTCGGGCACTCCTAGTTTATCCACCATGACATCTACACCCCTAGTCAATCTTGCCATCCAACTGTGATCATTTGACCAATCAATAACAGATAAACTTTGATAGTTACCTTCTTCATCTAAAAATTCCCATCCAGACAACTTGGGTCTAAATGGTAAGCCCAGTTGAGTGTATATCAAGTTTTTTGATTCCATTTTAGTAAGATATTGAATTTCTGGAGTTGTTCTATGCATATACTCATAATATTGAAACATATAATTGTAATGTAAATCAAATAAAATTTGTTCCTCAATACGAATGCCCTGACTTAATGTTAAACCCGGCTTCTTAAACACTCCTCTGCATATATCTCCATCTCTCTCAAAAACAAAATGGCCATCAGCGGTAATTGGTGTACCGGCCCCATGTCTTTTGATGCCCTCTAATAAAAATATTGTACCTGATCCAGTTCCAGTATCAAAATAATCATGTTCTAACAGGAAGTCTCTAAGACTATCTTTATCAAATTCAAGGTCAATAATTTTTAAGTCTATCTTGTGTTTATTACAAAACTGTGTGACAAAGAAATAATCTAATTCATTATAGTGACCATGATAACTTGGGCGAATATATACATACTCAACATCAAGATTTGCCAAGATAAACCCAAGAGCAACTGCTTGAGAATCAATTCCACCAGATAAAAATACCGTTGGCTCAACATCATTGTATATGACTTTAGCTTGTCTAATTAGAGCATCTTGGAATGTAGTGGGACTAAAATCTTTGTTGGGATACTCGTTAATAGTTAAATCCTCATAATCATATGTAATCCAATCATTATGAAACATCAAAGTATTCCTCATAATTTAATAAATCTTGTCTCGTAAAATATTGACCATCTAGTTTTTTAGCAAAACATTTTTTTTGATCTGGATATCTCTGCCTTAAATAATCTGTAAATTTCATAATACGAGTGTCTTTTGCTCTAGCTTCACGGTTGAGTGAAGGTATCTTAAATAATATTTCTGACATTTCTGGATAGCACTGAAGATATATCATCCATTTATCTAGATACTTATTAAAATAATTAGGATGTGTGGGCAAAGTGGTTGGCATTTCTGGAAAAGGTTCACTATCAATAAGTCTTCTTTTAAGTTTGAATGGCGAAATAAAACCAGAATATATTCTATTATCCCATAGAAAAAACTCAATCTCATGTGGATTGGGACTATCAGCATCATAATGACTTACCATATTGACAGGAATATCCCAATGATTGTCATCGTCATCTACAATCACTCCATCTGTAATTCTTGGAGAAAAAGTTTGAGAAGCTGTAAAAACTGCTCTGATAATTGTACCACCTTGCATTTCACTCACAATATCTTGCAGAGAGCAAACATAAGTGTTATAGTAATTTTCTTGTGTGGTGTTATATCTAGAAATAAATTTAAGGGTATGATCAATCACTTTGTTATGCATGTCATCATCAATTTCGAGATTATATATTTTATGGTCAAAACCTAAAGAATGTGCGAATCTAGTCGCTCTTGCTGCATCGTCTTGGGGTATACCACCTAAAAGAAATACTCCTTGAAAAACTTCTATAGTGTCTTTCTTTAATTTGCCCTCATTAATTAAATCTCGTAAACAACACAAAAGAAAACCACTGTCAGACCCACCACTGTATGCAAGAGATACTTTTTTATAAGTTTCTGCAACCTCAAGCAAACCACGTTTACATTCTCTCTTTAGAGTTAGAGGGTCTTCAGTGATCCACAGAGGATAGTTCAGTGTCACTTCAAAATTATCTTCAAATTTTGGTGATAATAAATCATTAAAAGTATTGTTCATAATTCACTAAATCTTTTTTCGTCAGGGGTCTACCATCTGGAAATTTAATTTCTGCAAATTTAAATTTAGAGTGAAGTATCAATTCCCTTATAAAATCTCTCATATATTCATATCTTTCAAGTTCCCTTGAATGGTGATGCCAAAGCGACCAGTCTATAGTGAAAAATTTTCCCAGTATTCTTGTCATCTCTGGGTAGCACTGAAAATATATCATCCATTTATTCAAATATCTTTCTATCAAAGCCATTCCATCTCTGTTAAATTTTGAATTTATTGGCTTGCCGTTGGCATCCACCGGACATGAGGTTGACTCATACTTCTCTGCTTCTTCAAATGGACTTCGATCTGCATTAGGCGCAGATAATTTAAATGGAGTTATAAATGATGAAAAAATTTTATTGTCCCAACTAGACATATTGACTTGATTATTTGGTAAGTCCCATAAAACACGAAAAGAAGGCATTCTAAATCCATCCTCATCATAATTTAATCCAAACCGATATGAGTGTAGCGACCTTATAACATGACCATCTTGATCACTTGCCCAAAGAGTTTGAAAAACATCAGCAAGTCCTTCGGGCCCACTTAAACAAAAATCATGATGAAACTGTTGTGCTTCTAACCACCTTTCATTTATATCAAATTCGTGAATTCTAGGATTAAATCCTAAACTTCTTGCAAATAATGTGGCTCTTTTTCTGTCGGCAGTAAGAGGTATACCATTTGCTTTGAAAACCCCTTGAACAATTTCAATAGTATCTGACTTTAATTTTCCCTCCTGCACTAAATCTCTTATGCAACACAAAGCAAACCCACTATCTGTACCACCACTATAAGCCAAAATTAATTTTGGATATGTGTCTACCATTTCAAGAAGAACCCTTTTTGCTTCGACTTTAGCCACATATGCATCATTAGTTATCCATATAGGATGATTTATTGTTATAGAAAAATCTTTATTAGGATTAGAATAAGGATGTACTATTGTGAATAAATTATTAACAGTATTTTTCATAATTTACCAAGTCTTTTTTTGTAAAATTTCTGCCATCAGGAAGTTTAATATCTGCATATCTCCTCTCGGCCATTTGTGTCTCTGTAATAAACTTTTCCATAAACTCACCCTTCATAAATTTATCTGAATGATGGTGCCACACTGTCCAATCCCAAGTAGAAAATTTTCCCAACACCTCCATCAACTCTGGATAACAATTAAAATATATTATCCACTTATATAAATATTTCTCTACTAGTTTCAATCCATCTTCTCTAAATTGTGAGTTTGTTGGATTAGTGGATTGATATTTTTTAGCTTCTATAAAGGGACTCATATCAACAGGGACCGCATTTAATGAAAATGGAGTTAAGAATGATGAAAATATTTTATTGTCCCAAGTAGACACATTGACTTGATTGTTTGGTAAGTCCCATATGACATTATTCAAAGAAACTCTACATTTATCTTCATAGTTATTTCCTAGTGCTGGAAAACTCGATGATGGACCAGTGAAGCCGTATGTCCTTACAACATGACCATCTTGGTCACTTGCCCAAAGTGTTTGACCAATGTCCGTTATACTAGTCGGCCCACTCAAACAAAAGTCATAATAATATTGTTGTATGTCCAACCACCTTTCATTTATATCAAATTCATGAATTCTAGGGGAGAATCCTAATTTTCTCGCAAATGATGTAGCTCTTTTTGTATCCATTGTCAGACGTATACCATCACCAGTAAAGACACCTTGAGCTATTTCTATAGTGTCTTTTGATATCTTTTTTTCATTAATTAAATCTCTTATGCAACATAAAATAAACGCACTATCTGTACCACCGCTGTAAGCCAAAATTAATTTTGGATATGTGTCTACCATCTCAAGGAGAACTCTTTTGGTTTCTCTTTTAGCTGCAAGAATATCATCAGTTATCCACACAGGATGATTTATTGTTATAGAAAAATCTCTATCAGGATTAGAATAAGGATGTACTATTGTGAATAATTTTTTTCTAGGCATTTTTCCGTCACCTTTAACATCATTAATAATTCTCTAGCGTCCTCGTAATCTATTTCTTTATTTATCGTAAAGAAACCAGTGTATCTAGGTTCATATGAATAGTTAATCACTCCATGTCTTCTGATTCCGTTTATCAGATATATTCCGCCTGGTTCATATTGAGGTTCTTCATACAATGCACAATTGTTTTCTATAACACGCCAAGGGTTCTCCATACCTTTAATTGATTTTTTATCTAAAAACTTTTTCTTTTGTCCCTTTTCCATATAAACATCAGGCTCTAATATAAAGGTATGTGACTCCACATCATGAAGACATAAGGTCAAGCCACAGTTTCTTGGAACATCTATATGTTCTCGATAGACAGAGCGAGCCTCCATTTTCATAATACCCATGTAACTACAAACCCCACTCAATGTTTTGAGAATAGGTTCTTCAAGTAAAAATGCAGGCATGTTTATAAATTGTCGTCTTGAGGATGGTCGCTTATTATCTCCAGGCCATTCTGCATTCTTAGCATATTTGAGTATGTCCTCATATGTCTCACAATCGTATTGTAGTCTATATGAATTCATTATATGTTGCCGCATTTATTTTTTCCCTCATAATTTAATGTATTCTCTGCTACCAAGACCACCCATCTCGACTACTCTCCCTTTAGATTTATTAGCGTCCTCAGTTGACTTTTTACTACAGACTTGTTTACACATGGGTATGGGAAAACTTTCAAAACTCATAGGCAAAATTTGTGAGAACCAATCGTTTTTTAGAATTTTTATAAAATCTTTTTCCCAAGCTTTTTCTGCGATAAAATATTTCATTGTAATATCATTATCTAAATCATGAGGAACCCAACAACAGGGAAAGACATTTCCAAAAGAGTTAATATAAATCATATTGTTTCTATGGGCAAGGCATTGAATTTTTCCATCCTCATGAGGTTTTGTTGTATTAGTAGCAAAATTCTCTAAAGTGTAATTTTTTCCTTTCCAGACATAATTTATTTTTTCTTTTCTATCATTGTTAAATGATATAAAACTATGAAATCCCATTTTTTGGGCAAGTTCTTTCGCATTCTCTAATTGATGAACATTGTGTTTGAATATTATGAATTGCCATATTGCAACACCACCTTGCTCTATGAAGGCTGCGGCATTTTCTATCACTTTTTCAAATGATGTGTTCACTCTGTAAATATGACTTGTGTCTTTCAGCCCATCTATACCAAAAACCACACCAGGCTCAACACCTCTACATAATTTACCATACTCACTCCACCACTCTTTTGTTCTTAAAGAACCATTTGTTCTTACATCAAATTTGCCTTGTGTTTTATTTAAGACTGATGATAATGAATATTCTGTGATTTCAAATATGTCTTTTGCAATTATAGGATCGCCCAAGTTACCACACAGTAGTATTTTTATGATATTATTTTTATTATTATAGAATATTTTTTTATAGTTGTCAAGAGTTATTTCAGACAAATTTAAATTTGGGTCTTGTGTGGGAGTGTCATTATCTAGAACAGTTCTTTTACAGAGAACACATCTAGCATTACATTTATTTGTCAATTCAAAATGCAGAATAAAATCCCCACCATAATTATACAAGTTACTTTTCCTTTAACATCTTCTGTAATTCAGCGGTACTCCCCACGAATAATGCGTTTGTCACGTTCTTAGGTGCGTTGCTTGGCACCTCTTTTAGTTTTCTCATTTTTTCTTGAAGGTCACCAAGTTTTTCAGTGACTTCAGCCACTTGTTTGATAAGGTTTCCGGCAACCTCGTATGCTCGTGGATGATCCGATTCTTTGGCGAGTTCCAGAATGCCTTCCACTGCATCTGTTCCTCTTTCGACCAAATTGTAGAAGTTTTGTCGCTGATATTCATAATCTTTCTCCGCATCATTTAGGTCACCAAAATCTTGTTGACCCACAATTTCACCTATAGGTTTTTCTACTGGACACTGGCCAGAGTTGACTAAATCTTGTGCTGGTGTTTTGAATGGAAAATTTTCTACCACACCAAGTGCTTCATCTATTTCTTTACTCATCTTTACCTGTCACTGGGTTAAATGTTTTTGCATCCGTAAAGAATGATGTTGTTTCATTAAATCCAAAATCATCGTCAGCATCAGCGGTAACTGGGTCAGGTGTAACTGTAAGTCTCTGTTCTCTCTTTGGAGATTTATCTGGTAAATCAGCAAACTGGTCAGCTTGAACAGTTCTGATGATATTACTAGAGGTGACAGGACCATACAGATAGAACTTACAAGTAAAATTCATTGTGTATATCAATGCTCTTCTTTGATCAAAATCTCCCTCATAATTATCCTCATAACTAATACTATTCAAGATAATAGGAACATCTCGTTTGATGCCCATATCTGCCATATCATTAACCGTGATTGTGTAATCTGGTTGAAAGTATGGAAGAATTTGCTCTACAATCTGTAGTGCGTCATCTGATTGTTTTGCCAAAACGTATAAGACAATATCCAAATTATATGGCACAGGCATAAATTGAGTATCAAGTGTTCTTGTATTGTTTCCTGTATTAACTTTCTTAAACTTTTGAACTCGGCTCAATTTTCTAGTGCCATCATAAGCAAGATTTTGAATCTCAAAACCTATTCGTGGTAGTGTTATGGCCACTTTACTTGACAAATCAGCATCAGCCCTAAGACGAACTAAAAACTTTTCTTTTGGTCCATAAGCCAGAGGAACTTTCATTGACTGAGTAATATTACCAGAGTTGTCTTTACGAACTAGCTGGACGTTATTAAATGTCGTTCCGAAAGCAACGATTATCTTTCGTATTGTTTCGTGATAAAACTGTTGACCTAACATTATGAACTACTCCCTACATCTCCAAATGGATTTGACTCTGAGAAGTCTAACACAGAATCATCAGCATCTTCAAACAATTCATTCTGCGCTGAAGTATCCTTATTACCATCATCAGATGTGCTTCCATCACCCACTATATAGTCTTCCTGTAGCAAGAACTCTCCTGTCTCTGCCAATAGGACACCGGCAGATGTTGTCATATCGCTAGTTTCTAGAGCGACTATCTCATCACCATCTGTGTCATCAACATTTTCATGAACGATTCTACCAATCTCATCCTCTAAGAATAGTGCATCAATTGAGGCAGAGTCTTGTTCCATTGTAAACTGGAATGCAAGGGTATCAACTGATAGACTATCTTCAATCGCATCAACATCAGAAATATCTGTATCCAAGATTTCAGAACTGTAATCAAAGAGACGACAACGTAACTTGTAAACTGGATTGTTGTCTAATTGAAAATAAGGCTCATCGTGGTCCACAAAGTTTATTTGGAATATCTTTGATAGGATAGGATGATAAATTAAATCACCCTCTAAGGGTCTATCAGCATCAGTAGATGTTGCTTCTGAAATAATATACCCACTTTCAAATGATGCAGAAGCCTCCACCGTGCCACTATCTAAAGTTCCATCTTCTAGCAATATAGAACCACCGAGAGTGTCAGTTCCAGATTCTATCGTAATCTGTTTGGTTAGGTCTTGAAATCTTTTCTTTGCAACCACAAATGTGGCTTCACTCAAGTTTTGTAAACCAAACTGACTTATGAGTTCTTTCTCACCGCCAAAACCAGCCTCACTGTTTTCCATATACATTTCAATCTTTGCTTGAGTATTGAATTTTGCAAGATTGTCTACTCCAAGAATCGTGTCCTCGCTCACGAGTGTTCGATCTAGGTAAAAAACATCATGTCCATATATTTGAATTGACTCAACAACCAAATCTCTATATAGATTTTGCTCTGTTGCTAGGGCTGCGACATTACTAGTGTGAAAGATAGAATTGACTGCCATGAGTTATCCCATCATGTAATCAAGTGGTAACTCATAAGCCAACTGAATCTGTTCCTCTAGTCTAAGGATTTCTTCTTGAGCTTGTGAAAATATTTCTGTCCCATTCATAGTAACACCACCCAACATAGTAACACCAGAGAACTTACTAAGGTTCGCACCCCACTGTCTCTTGATTAGTGCGGTGGCATATCTTTTCAAATAGATATCATCAAAGATGTCTGTGTATGATGTTGGGTCAAGTTTTCTATAGCATTCAATGATGATGAAGTCCTCATCAGCCACAAAATCATTTTCCCAATCAGCGTCTATATACAAACGATTTTGATGTTGATTGAATCTAATCGGTGTTTCACCAACCAAAACATGCTCTAAAAAATCTAGATGTTTCATGGTCATGTCATAGTGAATGACAGACTGTGAAGAGAAATCATACAGGTCATTTAGTCGTAACTGATAACGAACATCAAACATATTAGAGTTTCCGATTGTATCAGAAAATGGAAACACTTGAATAACAGACACCACTGTGTCTGGCACAGGAATCCAGTTCTTACCCTCTAACCAATCAGCGGTCAATGTGCTATCAAGTTTATCAGTGGCAGTTACGGTATCATTTGACCTTGCTCTTGTTACATCGGCAGAAGTAATCAAATGCTTCAAATACATTCTCTCAACACCGTCATAGTGATATTGAGCGAAGTATTGTAGTGCTTCATCTATACGGTCATCTACTTGGTCATCAGAAACATTAATATCAATAACACCAAATCCAAGATTTCTTAGACAATATGATTTAAATGTTGCTTTTGTTGTTGGTATGGCCATTATTTGTCTACTAATTGTTGTAAGAGATTTTTGATTTCATGCATCTCACATTTCAAAGTATTTATCTCTCTGGTTGCGTTTCTAATTTCGTCCCTTTGTTCCTCTTCTTCTATAAGTTTTCTTTTCGCTTGCTCTGACCTTCTCTTTGCCATGTCATAAGCAGATTTATTACGATTAATTATAGCAGTGGAGTTCATATCTCTCACCAAATCTACCTCACCTTCAACCTTTTTATAATTATCACTCATTATGTTGCCAATGCGATTGCTCGTAAGTCTTTAATTCTTGGTGGTTGAGACATGTTAGTTCCTTGCATCACAATCTTGATTGAGAAAGAAATGAACTCTTCTAATGGATCACCAATACCGTCATCGGTAACACCAGCACTGAACACATACTCTTGGAAATCATCTTGGTCAAGAGATGGATTTACGAATGTGTCTGGACTGCCATCGGTGTTGAAGAACTGATAATCTAAATCATCAAAATCAACTGAGTCTTGAGCGCCCAATGTTTTGAATAGAACTTTTATGTCGGACGTTGGTGGTCTATGGGCAGTCAACAGAACTTTAATCGCAGTCGCTGGATTTTCTAATATAACTTTCTTTGTTATATAAATCGCAGCGTTATTATCACCCTCTGGTTCTGTTGATGCGACAAATGTTAAGTTTGATGCAAGATCAGACGCTGAGTCAATATTGTTAATCCTGTTTGCAACAGAAACCCAAGATGTTCTTTTCAAATCAATAAGAGGCGATAAGTTAGGCCTATCAGTTGTTAAAGTTA